ATCTATCACGCCTTCTGTAATGTTACTTACACTTGCGCTCGTTGACAAGGCTTTTACAGTATTGTCTAAATAGAATCTTCCAGCACCTGGGTCGCCGACTTGTACGCCCCCACGAAATATGAATGTTGCAGCTCCCAGAAATGCTACTAAATCCTCCAGGCGCTTTAATCTATCTGTGATTTCAGCAGCCCACAGAGGCGTAGGCGCAATGAGGTTCTTCAATGATTTAGCCATCAGTGCCACCCACTCTGATCTGGGCGTTTTTCCCAAAGATCGTCAAGGCAAAACCCGTAGTTGATTTCACGGGCGAAGGGGCGGTCTGCTGGCGGCCTTTCATCAGGTTTCATCTTGGCAACGAGTGCGAAGTACCTAAAGGAGTCTGCAAAGTTAGAACTCCAATCGTGGAGGGGCTTAGCCCCGTATTCATTGCGGTCTGCATTCCAGATGCGCCTGTAGCTACGGAGCGCCAGTAGTCCATCTTTGCAGCCTTCGGCGTCGAAGTACACGGATGGAAAAAGCATTCTGGCTGCTTGAATTCCGTCCAGCAAATCAAGTTTGGCGACAATCTTAGGCCGTATCCCACCAGAGAGGAATTGTTCCACGATACTTCTACCAGTTTGGAGTGTCTTGGCTTTTGCATCGTGAGGCAACCACACATCTCCAATCGTAATACCGGCTTCCCGCTGAGAGTGCAGCCAATCAATATAATACTGTATCGACCTGTTATCTTGCTCATAGCTTAGGTTGAGCTCTATGGCGTCCGGGTATTCTGTCCAGCGCCAGATGGCTGTGGAGTCGGTGTATCCGAGGTCAAAGACGTAGTTGCTAGGACGTGATGGATCAAGAGGGTAGCTTCCAATATGGGCTTTCTTGAGTTCCGATGAATAAAAGGCACCTCGCGTGGCGGCCATGAAACTGCATTCGATTTCTTGTAAGAACTCATCTTCTTCCATTATGGCCCGCATTTCCTCAACCTCGTCTGCGTCAAGGATGCCTGTTTGGCTCTGCGGAAGTTGTAGCGTAAACCAGTCTTCTGGGTGTGCCTTGGCAAACTCCCAAATATCGTAGAAGTGATTTAACCCATTCGGAGTTCCAATGAAGGTAGCCCACCCACGTCTGTCTGCCAAGGTCGGGCGGATAATTTCAGTCCATAACGAAGGCTTGCAGTCGCCATACTCGTCAATGACCACGCCGTCAAAGTAAACCCCCCGAAGTGCGTCAGGATTATCAGCACCGTATAGAGTGATACGAGCACCGTTAAATAGGTCAATACTAAGGCTGGAAATAGAAACCTTAACAGACACAGAAGAACAGTAGTGAACAAGGTAATCCCAAGCGATTTGCTTCGCCTGACTATAGTACGGAGCGATGTAAGCATAGCGCGCTCGTTCTTTTTGCGTGTAGAGCGCCATGCTAACAAGGTCGTTAAGCGTCGCAACCGTCTTTCCAGCTCGCCGGTGGGCAACGACGACTGCCCATCGTTGTTTCCGCGTATGGAGCGGCATGAACTGTGGGCGTGGTTCATAAGGTACTGTGACCTCAGCCATTCTCACTCTCAATCGTATGCACGACTGTTTTTGGAGTTACATCCATCACTGGTGGAGGTAAGATGTGGCGCACCACGAATTCACGATTGCCATCTAGCAAATCGGTGTTAGAGGGCGGGAGGAGCTTGCCGAATATCTTGAAAAACTCACCTGGGTTGGCATCTGCCCAAACTGCGAGCCTATCCACCCCACCAATCATCTGGAACGCGTTCGTAAACGCATTCACAACATCTTGGCGGGTTACTTTCGCCGCACGGCTGAATTTTAGGATTTTCTTGGGCGCGTCCGCAATATCGTTGAGCCTTGTTTCAAGCGCCTGCTGCCCCTCGTACTGTTCAGGCGTCAAAAACTCAACAATTTTAGTTTCTTCACTCATGGTCTACCTGGGGGTCGTCCACCTGGCGGGCCTGGCGGCTGCGCCGGACCATGAGGGGGCCTACCCTTCCCTGGTAAGTCGTCAAACCCTTTTACTCGCCTTCGGCGCAAGCTCGCGATCCTTAATCCCGGAGGGTTGTTGCCCACATTGGCTTTATCCGTCTGCGCTTTTATGCCTTCTACGAAAAACGCATAGTTTGGAATATCCGCCATGCGTTACGTCGCTCCTCCAGCCGCTGCACCACCGACACTCCCTCCACCGTACATGGACGGTGAATTGTCAATGTCACAAGCGCTGAAGTTCTTGCACCACCAGCCCGTTTCCACGCAGTAGTTGTTTCCGTCTTGCAGCTTGAACCCTTCCTCGGACTCCGGCCTGCCCACGATGTCGTAGGCCATGAGGCTCGCACGCTTCGGGTGGCAACACTGGAGCATCATGCGATGGTCCATGGAGAACTTGCAAGTCTGACAAGCGTTGTAGCACGCCTCCACCATCTTACCAGTGGAGTTTTCGGCATAGGGGTTCATTTTGCTGGGCATTTTACTTCCTCAATTCGCTGGCTACCAGTCGTTGACGTCGCTTCTGGTCCTCCTGCACGAAATCTCGCGCCACACCCTGAGGTATGTCTGCTCTTTTCGCAAACTTAGGATTATTCGCAGCTGCTGCCATGAACTTTCGCTGCTTTACGGACTTCGAAGGCATAGCCCCCTTTATACGCTCGTACGCGCAGGAATGCAATTCTTTGATACTGGGAATTATGAGAAATATCTGTGGGTGTGGAGTACCCGGACACGTAAAAATTTCTGGGGGGCACTCCCCCCCGGGGGGTTTGCTGCGCTGCACCATTTGGGTCACCCCCTATGCAAGTATCATGCCAACTTTGGGGGCCATCTGCCTAGCAAGTATCGTGCCAACTATGGCGGCAGGTTGGCACGAGCCTTGCATAAAGATAGTAATTAAAGGGCGTTGTTTTCCCTTGTGGCAACTGTTAAGCTTCTGTTGTGTGGCGGTTGGGTTGCCCATCGCACACTAGGCCCCCGGTCCCCTTGCCCATGCAAGGCGCGCAATCGGCGGCCCCTGCGGGGGTCGGTTACCATCCATTCCTACCTAACACAAAGGTAATACATCATGGCTACACGTAACAGCAAGTCTGCCAAGCCCGTCCAGGCCAAGCCCGCTAAGCCCACATCGGCTAAGCCCGTTTTCCTGGCGGTTAACCCGGACAAGCCCTACGCGGTCAAGGCCAAGCACAACCAGCAAAGCTGGGAACAGCTACAGGCCGCCATCGCTTCCGGGCTTACGCTGGCCGCAATGGGCGCGTCCAACTCGCCCATAGGCAACAAGCGGTTCGCCCGCTACTGCCTGCGTCGCGGTTGGGTTGTCACTACGGCCAAGGCCGCTAAGGCGTCTAAGTAAGGCGTCTGCCCTGCCCCCATCTGGGGGCAGGGCTTTTTCTTTTGTCTGCCATCTTCTCGGTCCCGGGCGATCGTCGGTCTTAGTCAGTCCTATAAGCAGTTTGACACGAGTTCGATATCGACAGTCCAGAGACACCCTAATCTCCGGGTTAATGAACTGAAGTCGACACCCTAGATCTAGGTTAATGAACTGAAGTCGAGGTCGACAGAACGCTTGGGAGCGTTTGACAGGACCCTCCTTCCAGATCCTAAGGTTTAAGGATTATGTGGCTCGACGTCGCCACCAAGGGGGCCATATCAGACGGCACTGGGTATTCAGGTACACTGGGTACACTTGCGAAACACTATTGTTACCATTGCCCCATTACGAGGGTGACTATGACAATTACTGACTTTATACTTTTAACTATTTCGAGTGTACCCAGAATACCCATTAAAGAATTATATAGTAAACAGTATCTTAGACGAGTATTCTACCTGGGTACACTACCTAGCACGACACTAGAATACCCACCTACCAGAGCATCACTTGTCTCTCTTCCAGCCGGTAGGCGGGTATTCTGCAGTAAAAGACGGCAAAAGTGGGTATTCAACCCGGCACACAGTGAAGCTGCCCCTGCGGGCTGATGACGGTGCATATGTGATATATGCCTCCAATCCACACACCGCTAGTTTCCCCGACGTAAGCGCCTTGCGCCCACACGTTGGATCCAAACCCAAGCACCACGACACAAAACAATGCTCTTAT